AATATATATTTATTAAAACAAATTTATGAAATAAAATTTTTATCTAAATATGATCATATTAATTCAAGTGATATATATTTTATTGGAGAAGATAACCATCAAAATTTTAGATCAATACAATACTTTTTGGATATTATTTTTGAAAGAATATTAGAAAAAATGAATATAAAATTTTATATTTTTGGAAAAATATCTATAAAATTTCTAGCTTATAAAAAAAAATTTAATAATAATTTAATTCTAAGTAATTTAGAAAATAATGAACAAATATTTAATTCTTTTAAAAATTTAAGAATCAATGTAAATTTTAATATTTTTAAAAATAATTCTCAATAAATTAATAAAAATATATTTAATATTATACCTATTATTTCTTCAACACAAGATATAAATAATTTAATTTTTGAAGATCAAAAAGATATTATTGTATCTGATCTTATTTATTTGTCACCTGATGAATTTGTTAAAAAATTTATTGTATCTTATAATGATGATTTATTATTATCCAAAATATCAATTAATAATTATAATAAAATAATTAGCTTTAATGATATATATTTAAATGAATTCAAATCATGTTTAATTAATAGCATTCCAAAAAATAGAATTCAAAATAATTTAGATCTAGAATTAAAAAATAAAAACAAAATTGCAATTTTAGCACTAGATTTTATTGAAGATATTTTATTTATGAAAATAATTGAATACTTTAATAATTATAGTTTTGAAAATTATTTTGATATATATTTTATAACTGATTATAAAAGTAAGGTAAAATATCCTGATAATATATTTTTTATAAATTCTTCTGAAACAAATTTATATATAGATAATATTCAAATATTTATTGATTATTTATTAAAAAATAGAATTCTAGATAATTATGATGGATTTATTTTTGTAAAGAAAGATATCTTAAATGATCCAAAAACTTTAATTGATTTAAATAATATTTCATATGATACTTTTGATTTTATTGCAAAAAATAATAAATCATGTGGTATTATTGAAAATTTTGAATATACATATGTTATTGATTCATTTATGATTGATGAAATTTATAATAATAATATAATTTTTCTCAATAAACAAATTATCGAAAGCCTAGATTACAACTTTATAAATTATGAAATAAATGATATATTTGACAATATGTTTAATAATGACATAGTTTTTAAAATTAAGTTAAACAAGATATCAAAAGATAAATTATTTAAAAATATTATTAATGGGACAGATATTAAAAATATCAATGATATAAATTTAGCAAAAGAAAAGATTAAAGCTCTTATAAATGAATATTATATGTATTTTAAATTAATACAAAATAATTTAACAAGCTTTGATGAAATTAAATTGGCAAATTTTACAAAAGATATATCAGATGAAGTATTAAAATCAAATACTGAAATTGATTATAATAATTACGAAAGAAAAAATATAAATTTTTTAGAATGCCTTAGACGAAAAATTTATTCATAATTTACTCGCTTTATTAATTTTTATTTTAATTTTTTTTGAAGAGACTGGAAGAGGAATAAAATCTTTAATTACTTCTTCCTCTTCGCAATCATCTTCATCATTCATAAAATCTAAAATAGATAATTTAATAATTTCATGATAATATTTTTTCAATATTTGATTGATACTAAAGTAGGCATCTTCAATTTGCCTAACAAGTTGCCCACCAGTAATTATAATAGATCCACTTTTAAAAATTGAAATTGTAATTTTTTTACAATTTCCATCTCCTTTTCCTGGACCTTTGCCATTACATTTATTTGTACATTTGCATTTACCATCTTGAAATGGCTTATCTAAATTCCAATAAAACCCAATAATTAATCCTCTATATTTTTCAGGATTAAATTTTGTAAATAAATCTTTTTCATCATTATTCAAAATAGTTAATAATTTTATTAAATCAATTTTAAAATTTGTATCAAAATCACTATTAATCATTGTTATTTTGTAATTAATAATGGACATTGTTTTAATAATATCTACATCAGCATCTATAAAAATAGCATGATCTCTCTTAAGTTCTTCCAATAAAACTTGACATGCATGATATCCATCAAATTCATTTTTTGACCCAGTAAGAGTAATTCTACCATTATTAAATAATTTTATATTTACACACTTTATCTCTTTTGATGCTTTTACGATAATTGAACAGCTGTTATAAAAATTTTCAATTTCCTTAGTCTTTTTTTGTCGTCCCTGTTTTTTTAAAGAATTATTTTCCAATTGAATTAAATTATTATACATCAGTAAGCATTCTTCTTTATTGTTAATATCAATATTATTTCCAAAATATTTTATAATAGGATATTTATATTTCTTTAAATGACTTTCATCAAAACGAATAATAACATTATCAACTACAATTCCTCGAATTAGATAATCAGGATTATTTTTGAAAACAATATTATTAAGTATATTTTTGGTGACTAATACAACAATTTTTGATAATTCTAATGAATTGGCATTTTCAATTTTACACATTGCAGATTGAGTAGAAATTTTAAAATAAGTTGGTTCAGGTCGTTCTTCTTGATCTTTATTATTTGTTTTTTTTATAAAATTTAAAATTTTCAAATCCATATCTTCGTAATCGTCATTTTCGGAATAAGCTAGTAGTTTTGACATTATGCTGATTCTGTTTTCTGATTGGTATTTTAGTTTTTTGATCTATATTTATTTAAATACTAATGTCTTTATATTTAAAGAAATAAAAATCAATATTTTTTTTTTATTAATAAATTTTTAATAAAAAAAACAAAAACGAAATTTATATATAATATTGTATAATATAATATGAAGCATTCACAAACAAATCATTATTTAATTATGTTTTTTATAATGATTTTATCAGGATTATTATCAACAATGAATGTATGGGTTGATAAAGTGAATGATATAAGATTTAGTCTAAATGATGTTTATATGACGCTACTAATGACTGGATGGATGTTTTTATTTATGGGGTTGATTTATCAAGAAATAACTATTTTTTTTATAGGTTTATTATTAGTAATAATTAATATATGGAGTATTAGAAATCAATTCTTAGTATCAGAAACACAATATAAATTGGGTATGATCCCACATCATTCAATGGCTGTTCATATGAGTAAAAAATTATTAGAAAAAGAAAATAATATAAAACCATTTCTTGAAAATATAATAAAAACTCAAGATAATGAAATAATGTATCTTAAAAATCAACATTAGAAATTATTTTTTTCTAAAAAATAGATTTATTTTTAAAAGTTATGCTTGATTTAATATTACTATTTGAATCATTCTCTTCCAATACATCATTTGGAGAAATACATTTTCCTCTTCCATATCCTGGTAAGCAATCGTATCCCATAATTTCTGCAACAACAGGTTTGGGTGTAATAGATAATCCTTGAGACTGCATTTTTGTATTACAATCATTTTGAAATGCAATTGTTGATTGTAATAATTGACAATCTGTAAAAATATTATAATTTAAATTATTATTAGCAGGAGAAAGTTTAGATACTTCTTCAATATGATTTGTATTGCAAACTGCACATGCTTCATTTTTATTGGAACAACCTCCTACCGAACCTTCTAATACATATTGTGCGCCAACGTTATTTATACTATTACCACCAGGTATAGAACTTAATGGATAACTAAATCTACACCATTCATCAAAATCATCACTTTTATTATAGCATGCTGTGTGGCAAGTTGGAACACTAAATTTTTCTAAACTATTATTTTTATAAAAATCGTTTAAATACAAAAAAAAGAGTATAAAAAATAGTAAAATTAAAAATAGTAATAAAATAGTATAAGCCATCTATTATTTATAAAGATTTTTTTTTATTATTTCATATTCCAATTATCATTATTAAAAGGTGCTATTTCATCACTATCTAAACGATGCGATGCTTCATAATTTTGTTCCAACTTACAAAAATTCATTGGCGGACAATATGGTTTATTGGCTTTATTTATCTTTCCTTTTGGCTTAACACCATAACAATTAACTCCAAATTTTAAATTAGGATTGGCAAAATATCCTCCATTAATTCCAGGCATACCACAAAATTGCTTACTATGTCCTGGTAAATTTTGATTTTTATTATTTATCTCATCCCATGCACATTGTTGCACAGGATAAAATGCATTTTGGCCCTCGGACCAGCCATATGAACACCAATGTGCGCCTTTATTATATGAATCGGTAATTTCCGATTTTGACGCTAATTTCCCTCCATATGATTCGCACTTACATTTACTTTGTTCGTAAGTATAATCTTGATTCTCAATGTGATAAACCTCTTTTTTGTCAAAAATAGGTAAAATATTTAATGATGGTTCAGTTTTTGGTGGAAGAGGTGGATTTGGATTAGTTTCATGAATACATACATTACTATCACTAAAATCAAACATATAATTAAAAAAATTTTTAGTTTCGTAACATTTGGAATTATAATAATGAACTATACATATAATTAAATATATAATTATTATTAATAAAATAATAGTACATGCTGTTATTATTAAAATTTTCGTTTTATTTTCAATAGGTCTTTTATTAAATACTGAATTTTTAGGATAAGAATTTCTATTATTATTCATCTATACTATATTTATAAAACATTTAATTTTTATTATTTCAAAATTAAAATATAAATAATATTTTAATTTATTTGATTTATTTTATTTATTTTGATTTATTTTATTTATTTTGATTTATTTTGATTTATTTTGATTTATTTTGATTTATTTTCTATTTTTATACTTTATTCTGCATTTAATTTTTCATAAATTAAGATATAACCATCCCTAAATAACATATTCTTATTAGCATTAATATCAAATTCATCTACTTTGTCATCATCATATTTATACCATTTTTTATTTAAATGGCGACATACAGAAAAATAATGTCCAAAATTTAATGAACCGCTATGACATCCTATTGAAATTAGTCTCATAAGTCCGTCGTATTTATCATATCCTTCACAATAGGCGCTTAAATCTAATTTTTCTATTGGAAATGTGATTAAATTATTTGATTTACCCAATCTACCATTACCATTTGTAAATCTTTTTAAAACTAATATTAAAAAATTAGGTATTTTCATTAATTTAATTTGCCTATATGCATTTATATAAATCTTATTTTTTTCATCATAAAATTTTGATTCTAATAATTCTTTTCCAAAATATATTTGTAAAGAATCATACAAAGTTTTCCCATGTATTGGAATATTTAACATATTAAATACTTCAAATGTTTTTGATATCATTTTATTTTTATTATTCTCTTCCATGGAAACTACTTTGTTAATAAATTGTCCAAAAAATAATTTTACAATAATAGAATATTTATCTTTTAAAACTAAATTCCAATTTTTATGTGCTTCAATAGTTATTTCATCATCTTCATTTTCAATAACCCCCTCATATTCCATTATTACTTCATATTTTAGACCTTCGTGTAAATAATCTAAAATCATTGCTAAAAGTTCTTGCGCATCTTGATGTTCGTATCCTTGAAATTGTTCATCAAATTTTTGAATATAAGAATGAAAACTTTTTGGTTGAATAATAGTACTACTTGACCATAATGGTTTAATCAATTTTGAATATTCTCTTGTTAAAATAATATGATTATTTTTTTTTTTATTTTTTAGATCTTCGGCGTATTCATCATTTAAAATATATTCTGTTAATGTTGTTATATTACTGAGACATTGAATTGATGAATTTAAATAACACGTATTTCCAATATTTTCTAATCCTGTTAGGCCTCTGTTGTTCATATATTTATATAGAATTAATAATTATTTATATAGTTTTTATTTAATCAATTTTTTATAATATAAAAAAAATTGATAGGTAATATTTTAATAATTTTATTTTACAAACATGTTTTAAAAAAAAAAAAAATCTTTACCATGACTACTCCGACCAAACACGTTGATAAATCTTCGTCAAAAGGCTGTAGTAATGGCAAAACTACAAGAAAAAAAGAGTCTGAGAGACAGCTCTCAAAAAATAAAACTACACGTGATGACGTTGCATATTTTGAAAAATTTATTTCAAAAGATAACTACGTTATTATTACTGACCCAGTTGTCAATGCATTTCTTAACTCGTCATCATGTTATGATGATCCAAGTGATATCCTTTAAATTATTAGTCATTTCTAATCAGTTTAAGATGTATTTCTTAAATCATCATTTGATGAACCCCATAATATCTATTAAAATATCAATAAATAATTTAATAGATATGCCGTTTTTAATTTAATAAAAATTTATAATAAAATTAAAAAAAATGATATTTATTTTAAAACTATTTAATATCAATATGCTTAAAATAAAAATATGATTAGACCAATTCTACCTCAAAATTTTAATTATAAAAACGATATCATATTTCAAATAATTGATTGGAAAGATTATGATATTTTTTCTGACGAAAATATTGATGATGAAAATCAAGAAAACGAAGAAGGTTTTGATAGTGAAAAGACAAAATTTAAAAAACAGCGAAAATTAATTATAAGAGGTTATGGGGTGACAGATAATGGTAATTCAATTTGTATTCATATTGATGGGTTTCAACCCTATTTTTATTTTAAAATTCCGCAAAATTGGGATCAAAAATATTTTATCAAATTCAAAAATCAAGTTTTAAAATTAGCAGGAGAAAATCAAAAAGAGGGGCTCATTGAATATAAGATTATTAAAAAGAAAGAGTTTTATGGATTTACTAACAATGAATTATTTAATTACGGTCTTTTTGTCTTCAAAAATCAATCTGCATATTACACTTTTAAAAAAATCATGAAAGAAAAAAAAATTATGGACATTGATTTTAGTAATAAATTATATGAAACGAAAGTTAGTTCCCTTCTCCGTTTTTTCCATGTTAAAAACATTGATCCATCTGGATGGATGAAAATTGAAGGTGGAAAATATACAAGAAATTTGCCCAGTATTACACGGGCTCAGATTGATATTTCAGTCTCATTCAATGATATCATAAAATTGGAGTTAAATAATATTGCTAAGATGTTAATAGCTTCTTTTGATATAGAGTGTTGTAGTGATGATGGTAGTTTCCCTAAATTTGATAGGAAAAATGATCCCATTATTCAAATTGGGACAACAGTATATATTTTTGGTCAAAATGAATGTTCATTGCAGTATATTGCTACATTAAATAAATGTGATCCCATTGAAGGAGCACTTGTTGAATCATTTAATTCTGAACGCGATTTGCTTATTGGATGGGCCAAATTTATGGAAAAATTGGATCCAGATATTATCACAGGCTACAATATTTGGGGTTTTGATTGGGAATATATTTATAAACGCGCAGAAAGTGGTAATGGTGGTCAAATTGCACCGTATCATGATATTTTATATAGAAAATTACAGCGATTAAAACCCGAGCACATCAATTCGCGGAAAATTGAATTAACAATTCAAGATTTATCATCAAGCGCACTTGGTGTAAATATATTAAAATATGTTGATATAGAAGGCATTGTTCAAATTGATTTATTGAAAGTTGTGCAACGTGATCATAAATTGGATTCTTATAAATTAGATAATGTTGCAAAAACGTTTATGAATCAACAAAAAGTAGATTTAAGTCCAAAAGAGTTATTTAAAAATTTCAAAGAAGGCTCTCCTGAAAAAATTAAAGAGATTGCAGTTTATTGTATTATGGATTGTAAGTTAGTTAATGATTTAATCAATAAATTACAGGTTATTACAAATAACTTGGGCATGTCAAATGTATGTGTGGTGCCATTCTCTTATCTATTTTTACGAGGTCAAGGTATTAAAATCTTCTCTCTTGTTGCAAAATTTTGTAGAGATGAAGATTTTTTGATTAAAGATTTATCCATAGATGACATTGATAAAAATTCGTATGAAGGTGCAATTGTTTTTGTACCTAAACCTGGTATCTATTTTGAACCGGTTGTAGTAATGGATTATAATTCATTGTATCCCTCATCTATGATTGCTGAAAATATATCACACGATTCGATTGTAGGATTTAAAGAATATGGACTAATGCCAAAAAAGAATATGTCTGAACCTGATAATTATGAGCTTGTAAAAGATACTGTGGTTGAAAAATATGATAATTTAGAAGGATATCATTATATAGATATTGAATATGATATTTTCCAAGGAGTAGATAGTGATAAAAAGAAAGTAGGATATAAAGTATGTAGATTTGCAGAAGCGGATAATGGTGATAAATCTGTGTTGCCGCGAATTTTAAGAAAATTACTTAAAGCTCGTAAAGATACAAGAAAAATTATGGAATATAAAACATTGACATTAAATGATGGATCAGAAGTGAGCGGTGTTTTAAGTAGCATTGATGATGAAAAATATGAGCTTTTCAATGTTGTTTCTGGGAAAAGTGTTGTGGAAAAGAGTGTTGTGGTCAATATGATTGATACAAATAATGATTTTCAAAAATCGGTTCTTGATGGTTTGCAATTAGCATATAAAGTCACTTGCAATTCATTATATGGACAAGTAGGTGCAACAACAAGTCCTATTTGCTATAAAGAATTGGCTGCATGTACAACAGCAACTGGACGAAAGATGGTTGTCACAGCACGTGATTTAACCCTGAATACTTTTGTTGGAGCAAAATTAACATATGGTGATTCAGTCACAGGAGATACACCATTATGTGTAATGATTAATGGATTTGTCGATTTTATACCTATAAGCGAATTAAATAATGAATGGTTCTCATATGAAGAGTTTAAACCATTTGACAGCAATAGGAGTGATAAGCAACAAACAGCTGTTTTACAATATAAAATTTGGACAAATGAGGGCTGGTCAAAAATAAATCGTGTAATTCGCCATAAAACAAAAAAAGCCATATATAGGGTAATTACAGGATTGGGTAGTGTTGATGTGACAGAAGATCATTCATTATTAGGGCCATCTAAAGAGCTTATAAAACCAACTGAATGCATAGTTGGCACTGAGTTGTTGCATGGATTTCCACAAAACTTCCCTGAATTGATGAAATATCAACAAAAAAGTAAGAATCAAATGATTGAAATTATTGATGATATACATAATGGTATGATTGATAAAGTCCCATATGAAATATTAAATGCAACTAGAAATGATAGAAAAATGTTTGTTAAATTGTTTTTTGATAAAAAACAGTTTCCATGTAAATTGAGAAATAATGAAAATAGAAATCTGAAATTATTATATCAAAGCTTATATTATCTTGTTAAATCAGTAGAATTTGATTTGAGTATTATTTTGTATAATGATGCTATTGAATATTTAGGACTCAATTTTGAAATAAATGCTGAAAATATAAAGGTTAAATCAGTAAGTTATTTATTTGAGACAAATCAAGAGTCAAGTCAAAAAACAAATCAAGAGACTGGTATTGAAATAGAAAAAGAATCAGATTCATATGTATATGATATTGAAACCGAATCGGGAAATTTTCAAGCAGGAATTGGACAACTAATTGTAAAAAATACGGATTCAATCTTCATTAATTTCACCGATGTTATTAAAAATAGATATCCAGATCGCGAATTTACCGAAAAAGATTTATTAAAGGAATCTATTGTTTTAGGAGAAGAAGCCGCTGCAAATATTAATAAACATATGAAATCCCCGCAAAATATTGAATATGAGAAAACATTTTGGCCATTTTGTATTTTTTCTAAAAAGCGTTATTTTGGCAATAAATATGAGCACAATATTGAAAAATATAAGCAAACCAGTATGGGTATTGTTTTAAAACGCCGTGATAATGCATTAATTGTTAAAACAATTTATGGTGGTGTAATTGATATTATTTTAAATAAACGAGATATTGAAGCATCAAAGAAATTTTTTTATAATTCAATTAAAGAATTATTGGATGGGAAAGTTGATTTATCTCAGCTAGTGATTAGTAAAACTGTACGCACAGATTATGCTAATCCTAATCAAATTGCTCATAAAGTATTAGCTGATAGAATGGGAGATCGTGATCCCGGAAACAGACCCCAATCAAATGATAGAATTCCATATTGTTATATTGATACATGTAATATACTTTGTAAATTATGTTCTGTTAAAGTTAATCCAGACCAATGTAAATGTATTAATTGTATGAGTATTTATTGTTATTATCATTTGAATAATCATAGAGAATCATGTGTTAAAGTGTGCCGGTTTTGCAAAATGAATTCTAGTCAAACTTCATTGACAAATTGTTTAACTTGTACAGCTTGGTATTGCAACAAATGTTTTGAAAAACATAAGCTTCGTACTGATAAATATAAAGTGACTCATCAAGATAAATGTAAAAAGAAATTAACAAATAAATTATTGCAAGGAGATACAATTGAACATCCTTTATATATAGCAGAAAAGAAGTTAAAGATTGATTATAATTACTATTTGACACATCAAATAGAGAATCCAGTTTATCAAATTTTTGAATTGGTAATGAAAAATCCATCTTCAATTATTGGCGATTTAATTCGAAAAATGAATAATACGAAAAATGGTAATCATACTATTAATGATTGGTTAAATGCAATGAGTAAAAAGAAAACTGCATTAGAATTAGGAGTTGATGATAAATTTAGTTTATTAAAAAAGATTGATTTGAATGAACAATTAAAAATTGATGATGATACTAATATGTTGGGAGATCAATTTGAAGATGAAGAAACAAATACTATTGATTTTGATATGATTGATTTTAATGATTTAGATATTATTTAAGCATTGCCGTTTAAAAAATTAGGTGGATTATTGAATTTATCAAAAATATAAGTTGGTGAAATCATTATTTTTGCATTATTTTTTTGAATTGCTTCTAAATGGAATCTTCGATGCTCACAATCACTTGTATATTTTTTTTTTATTTTTTGATTTGTTAAAATCAATTCTTTTTCAAAAATCTCATAAGGTAAATAATTAAAATCGATTACCGTATTATAACTACAATTAATAAATTTATTAGTTTTATAAATTGCAAATCCATTAAAAGCCGAATAAACTTGAATTAATTTATTCTCTTTTTTTGAATTATTTAATATTTTCAAGAATTCATCTTTCATTTTATCTAAAACTAGACCATAATTTTCAAAATGATAAATACTATATATAAAAGGATCAAATGACAACGCCCACCAATCATAGTAGCCAGCTATTCTATCAAAAGATATTGCATCCCATTCATCACTTTTTTTTAAAATATTTTTTAATTCATCTATTCTTATATTTCCAATACAAGAATAATTATTGGAATCCATCATTATAAAATATTCATAATCAATGTAATTTTGTCTTATAAATTCTAAAATATAATTTCGAGCTGCACAAATATTATCAACTTTAAAAAATGGATCTATAATTTTTTGATTCATCATTATTTTTATATCTAATATATTTAAATAACTTTCTATAATTTCCAATGATTTATCAAAAGATTTATCATAAAAAATTATAACATTTATTTTCTCAAAAATATTAGAATTTTTTAATGATTCTATATTTTTAAACACATATTTAAGTCCAAATTCATTATTATAAACACATAATCCTATTGCAATAGATATTTTTTTTGAAATCTCTTTTGCTTCATTCATTTTTAAATTATAAATTATGAATTATTATATAATTTATCATATATTTTAAGAGACTCATTTAAACCTAATAATTCTATATTCAAGGATTTTAATAATAAATTATTGCCACAATAATTATTATTAGAATGCTCTTTAATCACATTTATATTTCCATGTTGCTCTTCATCTAAAATTAGTTTTGCAATTTCAGATAATCTATATTTTTCTTCATAACAAATATTTATTGTTTTTTGTAATTTATTTTGGTCTGATACATTTTCAAAATAAAATTTAATAATTTTTATAAAATCTGTTTCATATACAAAATCGAAATATTTATCTTCAAAAATTGTTATTTCAGTATTATTCTTTTTAGAATTATAACATAATTTTATAAATCTATTATTCTCTTCATTATGATGAAAAATATTAAATATACGAAAATTATAAAAATATGTATATTGCAAAGATCGTTGATAAATAACATATTTAGAAAATCCATAATAATCTGATGGCACGTTAAACAAATCTGTTTCTTTCCTATTATAAATATCTGTATCTCTATTATAAATTGCTGCAGAATCAAAATTAATTATCATTTTGAATTTATGAGAAAATTTTAATAAATTTTCCAACATTAAAAGATTAATATGAGTGACTTCTCCATTTTCCTCTTTTGTCCGTCTTCCTCCCAAAATTGCTGTATGAACTAATATATCAAACTGATTTTCTTCTAAATATGTTGATATTTTTTGAAAATCTAAAATATTTAATTCTGACCGCCCAGGGTTTTTAATATTATAATAATTTGACAAATTATTTTTTATTATTTTTGCAATATTACCATTTCCACCAGTAATTAAAATATTCATTTTAATATTATATGATAACTTTTATTTAATTAAAAAATATTAAACACGCTACAATTTTTTTTTTTAAATATTTATTAAAATATATGGAAAATAAATTAGATATTAATTTTTATAAAACGTTTTATTTAGATATTTATAATTTACATCTTTCGGATCAAAGCATATTATTACATTTTAAAAATCATGGAATATATGAAAAAAGATTTCCTTCAAAAGAGTATTTTTATAAATATTATTCAAATTTTAATCAAAGTTTATATAGAATTTGTAATAAAGATATTGAAAATTTTTCTGAAATTGATTTAATAAGACATTATCATAATTATGGAATATTTGAAAAAAGGATTGGAACAATAAAAGATTTTTATATTGAAAATCCAGATTTTGACATTGATATCTATAAAAAATTTAATAAAGATATTATTAATTTTGATGAATTAAGCACTATTAAGCATTATATAATGTTTGGTAAAAAAGAATGTAGAATTAAAAATAAATCAGAAATTAAAAATTTTAAAGATTTATTATTTAATTATTCAACTTATAAAAAATTTTATCCTGAATCAAATAAAATGAGTAATAAAGAGATTAAAAATGAATATTTGGAATCTAAAAAAAAAAATATTATTAATCATAAAATTGGATCTGCATCAGATTTTTATAATATTTTTCCAGATTTTAATATAGAATTATATTTAACTTTTAATGAAAAAATAAATGATATTAATGAATCTAATAATCAAGATGAATCAGATAAATTTAATAATCATGATGAATTAGATAAATCTAATAATCAAGATGAATTAAATAATCAAGATGAATCAGATAAATCTAATAATCAAGATAAATTAGATGATGATGAATTAATTAAAAATATTCTTTTAGATGAAGAATTAAATAATTTTACCAAGCTAAATAATGAAGATGAAATAGAATATGATGAGTTAGATTATAATACTGATTTAGAAGAAGAAGATATTTTAAATGATGAAAATGATTTAGATGAACAAGAAAAAGAAGAAGATGAAGATAATTTAAACGAAGTTAAAGAAGAAGATAACGATGATTTAGATGAAGAAGATACTAAAATTGATATTATGGCAGATTTTTACAAAAAATATATAAATAATAAAAAAATTATATATTCTTTAAAATCATTTTATGAAAATTTTCCAGATTTTAATTATTATGATTTTATTAATAATTATACATCAAGTTTAGAAACTATATCTGAAATTGATTCAGTTATCTACTTTTATAAAAATAAATTACAAAAATTTTCATCTCAAAATAAAAATAAATTTCAAAATATAATAATTTATCCTCATTTAAATTTTAATTTATCAGATGGAGGAGTAACAGTGCAATTTTATTTAGGTAAGCTATTAGAAGAGCTTGGATATAGAGTTAGAATATTTAAAATTTGGGATATATATGAAAAAAATTCCATTTTTAATAATTATTATAATAATGATTTTGATTTAAATGAAACTTTAGTTATTTATAGTGAAGCAATAACTGGAAATCCATTAAATGCCAAATATGTTGTAAGATGGTTATTAAGTCAATTAGGTAAAAATGTTTCAAAAAATAAATTTTATTCATGGAAAAAAACTGATCTTGTTTATTATTTTAATTCTCAAGAAAATTTTTATGAAATAGAAAATAATTATGGGTTAATTTATAAAAATTTATCAACTATTTATATAAATCCTATATTTAAAAATAATAATAATAACAGAAATGGGACATGTTATACAATGAGAAAAAGTCATTATCATAAAGAAATTACTTTTTTTCATCCTAAAGATTCAATAGAAATAACTAAAAATCATACACAAGATGATTATTTATCAATATTTAATAATCATAAATACTTTATTAGTTATGATCCATTGACACTTTTGATAAATATAGCGCCATTATGTGGATGTATTACAATAGTTCATCCATTAAAAAATAAGACTAAACTTGAATGGTTAAAAACAACTGCATTATGGCCCTTTTTAGAAGCAAATAATTTAGATAATTTGTATGGTGTTGCATATGGTAGAGATGATTTATTATATGCAATAAAAACAATTAATTTAGTTTCTGAACAATGGGCAAAAGACATTCCAAAATACTTTAGAGAAAAATCATTAATACCTTTTATCAATGATATTCAAAATTTTGATATAATGGAAAATACTGTTAATAATAATTTTTACAATGAAATAAATGAATATAAAAATATAAATTTAGAATATGCATTAGAATTTAATGAAGATATAAAAAATTTATTAGATTCTAAAAAATATAATGAATTTTTAGAAAAAATTATGAATGAAGAGAGAATTTATAATGCAGAAACTTTTTATAAAAAGTATAATTCATTTGATGTTAATAAATATAAGGAATTAAATAAAGAATTAGACGAATCATCTGATATTGAAGTAATGAAACATTATATTAAATCTATAGCTGTTTGATTTTAGGTCAATAATAAACATTTTCAATAGTATTTTTATTATCATTGAAATTGCAAATATCATTAATAAAACTAATTAAATATTTATTTATGTTAAAATTAATAATATCTTCCCATTGTTTTTTTACTAAATGTAAAGTATCTTTTGCATATTGAATATCATATACTCCATATGCAATACCATATAAATTATCTAAATTATTTTCTTGTAAAAAAGGCCATAATGCAGTTGTTTTTAACCAATCTTGCTTACTCTTATTTTCAATTGGATAAATAACAGTTATACAACCACATAATATAGAAATAATTTGTAAAAAACTTAAAGGATCATAACAAATAAAAAATTCGTGATTATTAAAAATTTCTAAATAATCATTTTGTGTATGATTTCTTGTAATTTCAAATGAATTATCTAGATGTAGTTGAAAAATATTACTATGATAGCAAGATTTTCTAAATGTATGACAAAATCCATTACGTGTTCTATTATAATTTTGAAATATTGGATTAATATATAATAAATTTAAGAATTTATAAAAAGTTCCTATTTTTCCATGCTCATTCGAAATTCTCTCTTCACTATTAAAAAAATAAACTAATTCATTTCTTGAATAAGATGAAAAATAATGATCAGGTACATTTTTCCCCTTTTCACTTAACATCCATCTAACAACTTTAGGTGCATTCAATGGATTACCATAAACTCCTTCACAATAAATTACAATTGAATTATTAATATCAAAATCACTATGATAAAAATTATTACACAAATGATTATTAACTTCTCCTGTAGCATTATGGATTTTTGCATTAATATTATAATCATTTAATATTTTTGCTAAATAATATTGTACAGTTACACCACCATTAATTAAATCAAAACTCATATGTGGAAAAATTATAATATTTAAATTTCTACATTCTGGATTTAGATTATTATAAGAATTTGAAGATGGTTCATAATATTTTATATTTGATATATTTATATTAAATCCTTCTTCAGTACATTTTCTATTTTCAAATCTCCCATGAGTATAAAAATGTTGCATTAATTGAACATTACTATAACCAACTAAATCTGAACTAATAGATCTATATATGTCAATATTAAAATAAGGAAAATTTTTATAAAATGATTCTTCATTATAAATACGGCCTTCATTTTTGCCAAATAACAGAAAATGTTTATCTAATTCAAAATCAAAGTGATTAGATAAATCTGAATTAAATAATTTATAAAATTCTCTCATTATTTTATAATATTAAATAAGATTATAATTATTAAATAGATTATAATTATATATTATATATTATATGGATCCATTTATATATAGAATATTTAATAGAGACTTAGAAAATCATTCTGATGAAGAATTATGGAAACATTATGATTTATTTGGGAAACATGAAAATAGAATATGTAATAATTCTGCATTTAAAAACATATATCCAGATTTTGATTTAAAAATTTATAAATTATATTATGATTTAAAAGATAAAACTGACTTTGAATTATTAACACATTTTCATTATCTTGGTTATAATGAAAATAGATATTATAATATAAATACTTTAAATTTATCATATGAATCTAATAAAAATAAGTATTTAGAAATTTATTCAGATAATTTTTATAAAAGTATTTATGAATTTGAAAGAGATATTCCAATTTATTATTTAAATTTATTAGAAAAATTTAATAATAATCGTATAAAAAAATTAAATTTTAATTTTATGGAAAAAAATATTTCAAAAAAATTATTTAATAAATATGTTTTTCATGATGGATTAGAATATTTTGAATATGTATCTTTATATAATAAATATATTTTAGTTGATATTATAATAAATAAAGTTTTTACATTTAAATGCTTAAAAACTAATAATATATATAAAACAAAAAAATGTTTTAATATTGAATATTCAAATATAAATTATATAATATATGTTTTTGATGAAATATATAATCCTTTTTTTGTAATATGTGGTGGAGGAATAGGATGGATGTTTTTTCTAGCTAACATTTTATTTATTCATTATTTTAAAATAAATCAACTATATATAATATTTAATACTTGTAATGAACATTTGTTGGGAAAAGAGAAAAAAGAATTAATAGATGATATATTAAAATATTATAAGAATAATATTATAAATAATTCATTAGAAACTATAACTTTTTTTGGATTTATGCAGAATATTGGTCATGAATATTGGAATGAATTATCTTTATTTAAATTTTATATTGATTTAGATTTACTTAAACAAATAGATAATATAATAATTGGTCCGTATGATTATTATAATATTTATGATTATTGCATTAAAAACAATATTAAAGTATCTAAAGAAATCAATTTAAATAAAATTAATAATAATTTAATTTTTAAATTTGTCGATTATTTTATGATGGAAGATTTAAAAGAATTTGTATTAGAAAATAATAAATATATTAATGATTCAGAGATAAAATATATTAATTATATTAAACAAAATCATTATCCAATAGTAACAATTAATTTAAGAGGATTATATAGATATTTATATAATCAATCTTATGCTATATCAAATATTATTAATAGCTTACTTATTATTTATCCAAAAATTTTTATTATTTTTGATGGATATGTTAAAAATAAAAATAATATAAATAATTATTTAGATGAAACTTTAAATAATAAATCTCTTGATAAAATGGAAGAATCATATATTAGTATTTTTAAAAATATAGTTAAAGATTTAAAAACTAATAATTATATTTCATTAATTAGCTCGTCTATTGAAAGACAAATAGAATGGCTAAAAATATCAGATTATGGTCTTATGCAACTTGGAGCAGGCGCATTTAATCATACTTGGTTAATGAATAAAAAAGCTTTATTTATTGGAAGAAATACTATTTTAAACGAAGAAACATTAATGCATACATATCATGATTTTATTTTTAGAGAAAAAAAAGATTTTACAACTTATATTAATCCTTCAATGATTGATTTTAATAAATATAATCACATTGATTCTTCATTTTATT